TGGGGTCCAACAGACCCTGGCGCACCCGTGTTTCCCACGGATGGCACTAATGGTGACTTTGTTTTGCCAGCAGGCATGACAAGCGCAATGATTATTGCAACGCCAACTACACCATACTATTTAACAGCCAAGTCCAATTCTGGAACTGCTGGCATTTTGTATGTAACTCCAGCCGCTGACCAAAGTTAACGGCTATGGCTAACCCTGCCAATTCTGTTCTGCAAAACTTACTTCCCGTTCAAGCATACTTTGCAGTAGACGGAACTTTTCAGACCTTTATTGGTCAGGGTGTGCCTTTTTACGCTACTTTTAACCCAGTTCAATCGGGTTTGACAATCACAAGTAGCACGATTGACAGCACAACAATCGGTGCGACTACCCCTTCAACGGGTGTTTTCACTAATATCAGCACAACAACTGGCACGATTAGCACTACACCAAGTGCAAACCAAGACATTGCCAACAAATTCTATGTAGACACAGTAGCGCAAGGGTTAGGGCCTAAAGCCGCCTGTTCTGCTGGTACTACTGCAAACATCACACTTTCTGGCTTACAAACCATTGATGGCTATTCTGTAACTGCTGGTCAACGGGTGTTGGTCAAAAACCAAACCGCTTCAGCAGAAAACGGCATTTATGTAGCGTCTGCAAGCGCATGGACACGCGCAACGGACATGGACACATGGTCAGAAGTGTCAGGCGCATACACAGTTCTGTTAAACGGAACATCTAACGCAGATACTGGATGGGTTTGTACTGCTTCGGCATCGGGAACTATTGGTGTTACCGCTATGCCTTGGGTGCAGTTCTCAGGCTCAGCGACATATTTTGCGGGTATTGGGTTAACTTTAGCGTCTAACACCTTCTCGATTACGAATACTGGTGTAACTGCGGCATCTGTTGGTTCTGCAAGCAAGACTTTAACCGCTACTGTTAACGCACAAGGTCAACTGACCGCTTTAGCAGACACAAACATCGCTATCGTTGCTACTCAGATTACATCTGGCACGATAGACACAGCAAGAATCTCTGGCTCTTACACGGGAATAACTGGTGTAGGAACGCTGACAGCAGGCACTTGGAACGCAAGCACGATAGGAGTGGCTTATGGTGGAACGGGTGCTACTACGCTAACAGGATATGTAAAAGGAAGCGGTACAAGCGCGTTTACTGCGTCTGCAACAGTACCAACGACAGACTTAAGTGGCACGATTACAAACGCTCAATTAGCGAACAGCACCATTTCTGGCGTATCGCTAGGTTCTAATCTGTTTAGTTTGACTATTGGCTCAAATCTAAGCGGTACAAGTTACAACGGCTCTGCGGCTGTAACGATAACCAACACCGCGCCGATGGTTTACCCTGCATCTGGAATACCCAATTCAACGGGTTCGGCATGGGGTACAAGTTACAGCACAACAGGTTCTGGAACTGTTTTAGCCTTGGCTACGGGTGCTACGCTGAACAGCCCAACAATTAGTGATTACGAAACATTTACTGCCGCGTCTGCGCCTACTTACACTTCTGGCAGACTTTGGTATGACTCAACCCTAAATGCTCTTTCTTACAACAACGATGTAACAAATAACACGCTNCATATTGGNCAAGAAACTCAGTTAAAGGTTTACAACAACACAGGCTCAACCATTGCCAAGGGTGCGCCCGTCTACATTACATCGACAACAAGTGGGTTTACATATCCTTTAATTGCACTTGCTAAAGCAGATACACAGACTACTGGGGCTTGCATAGGGCTGACAAATGAAGCCATTGCAACTGGTTCAGCAGGGTATGTAGTTATTAACGGCATTTTGAATGGCGTAAATACGGGAACATTTACTGTTGGTGACATTTTATATGTCAGCCCGTATTCTGCTGGTCAACTAATGAATACTTACCCGCCAACGGCTTACGCGGTAAAAATAGGCACAGTAGCGTATGTAAATTCTTCTAACGGCAGTATTTATGTAAACCAATCCAATGCTTATGTCGTGTCTAACGGCATTATTGGCCAAGTCGCTATCGCAAACGGAGGTACAAATGGAACGGCTACTCCTACTGCTGGTGGCATTGCCTATGGTAGCGGTACTGCTTACGCATTTAGTGCCGCTGGCACAAGCGGTCAAGTTCTAACTTCTGGCGGTGCAGGCGCACCTACTTGGTCAACTCCAGCCGCCTATGCCACAGTTACAGACGATACAACTACTAATGCTGTGCGTTATCCCTTGTTTGCCGCGGCTACAAGCGGTAATCTAACAACAGAGTATGTATCCTCTACCAAGTACCAATTTAACCCTTCTACGGGCGTTTTAACGGCTACTCAGTTTACGGGTTCGGGTGCTGGATTAACTTCTATTCCCAATTCTGCGCTGACTAACTCAAGTATTACAGTAGGCTCAACTGCTATCAGTTTGGGTGGCTCGGCTACAACGATAGCGGGGCTAACTTCGGTTACATCGACTACATTTGTAGGTGCTTTGACGGGTAATGCAAGCACAGCGACTAGCGCAACGACTGCTACAAACGCCACAAATACAGCAATAACAGACGATACAAGCACAAACGCTGTGTTTTACCCAACCTTTGTAAGCAATACAACTGGTAATCTTCCACAAACTGTATCGTCTACTAAGTTAAAATTTAATCCATCAACAGGCGCGTTAACTGCCAATCAGTTAATCATTGCACCATAAGGAAATATCATGGGAAATTTAGTTTTTCAAGCAACTTTAGGTGGTCAAGTTAACTTGGTTGGACCAAACACAGCGTCAACTTTTAACTTAAATGTGCCTGCAACATCCAGCACAATAGCGACCTTAACTGGTACGGAAACATTTACCAACAAGACGCTGACCAGCCCAACGCTGACTACGCCCGTCTTGGGTACGCCATCTAGCGGAACGCTAACAAACTGCACAGGCTTGCCTAATGCTGGTTTAACAAACTCTAGCGTAACTGTTGGTTCTACCTCTATCGCTTTGGGTGCTACTGCTACGACTATTGCTGGACTAACCTCTTTAGCAACCAACACGCTGACAAGTGCATCTGCTACTGCGCTAACTTTGCAGTCTGCTGGCACTACTGCGATTACTGTTGATACTTCACAGAATGTTGGAATTGGTACTGCTACTCCAAGCAATGCAAAACTAAATTCTATTGGTGCTGATACTGCACCCCAGTTAAACCTATATAGCAATTCCTCTGGAAGCCTTGGTGCTAACTTTACATACAAAACATCTTCTGGTGATTTGTATATGGCAACCAACGGATATAACTCTTCTTCTGCGCCTCAAATGGTATTAAGTGCCTCTGGTAATGTGGGGATTGGTACTACTAGCCCAACAGTCAAACTTCATGTTTCTGGAGATATGTATGCTACTGGAGAAATTGATTGGGGTGGCACAGGTTCTGGTGCAAGCAGTTTAGGTTTTTTGGCCTACACGGGTGGTAACTCTGTAATAGGTTCAAGGGGTGCAACCGCACTTGCGATGTACACAAATGGCACAGAGCGTATGCGTATCGACTCCAGCGGTAACTTGCTGGTGGGGCAGAGTTCAACTATTGGAACTGGTGGTCGAGTACAAGTAATAAGCAATACTGATACGCTTTATTCGCAGACAAGTTCAAACACAGCGTATGCCGCTTTAATTTTGAATGTGCAAAATACTGCCGCTAGATTAGCCGCTTTTCAATATGGAAACACAACCGCAGTAGGAACAATTACAACTAATGGAACAACAACTTCATACAATGTAACTTCTGATTACAGATTAAAAGAAAATATTGTGCCTTTGACTGGTGCATTAGCAAAGATTTCGCAGTTAAAGCCAAGCACTTATAACTACAAATCAAAACCAGAAGAAAGCATAGAGGGTTTTATTGCTCACGAACTTCAATTAGTCATACCTCATGCGGTAACTGGCGATAAAGATGCGGTAGATGCTGATGGAAAGCCACTTTACCAAGGTGTTGATGCTTCTTTCTTGATACCGCATTTGGTTGCGGCTATTCAAGAACTTAAAGCGATAAACGACACACAAGCCGAAACAATCAACGCACTAACCGCCCGTGTGGTGGCTTTGGAAGCCAAATGAACTACGCTTGGAAAATACTAGATATTTACGCTGATGGTGAGAAAATCACCTCGGCTAAATACCATTGCGCTGTTTTTGATGGTGAAAACACAGTAGAAACAGAAGGCTACGCTACTTTTGATGGCGATGCTAAGACTGCTTTTTTTGAAGTAACAGAGGAAATGGTCGCACAATGGGCTAAAGAATCGCTGACAATCAATGGCGAATGTCTAGTAGAAAAGCGTTTGAGCGAGCAACTGGCTAACTTAGCAAAGAAGCCTGCTGTTGCGCCTTGGAAGCCACAAATATTTACGCTAGAGGATAAATAATGACTGTCCCTATTGACATCGTAAGCAGAGCGTTAAAAGATATTGGCGCGTTAGAAGCGGGCGAGACACCAACGCCAGAAGCCGCACAAGACGCTTTTGAGATGCTGAACGACCTTATAGACCAATGGTCAAATGAGGACATGATGGTCTACAATGTGACTGAAATCATTTTTCCCGTGATAGCGGGGCAGACTCAATACACGATTGGCCCAGTAGCATCAACTGCTAACTTTATTGGTGCTTCTTTCACAGGCTCAATCTCTGGTGACATTCTTACTGTTACGGCTATCGGCTCTGGTGCGGTTGCACAAGGTCAGACTTTAAGCGGGTCAGGCATCACATCTGGCACAAAGATTGTTGATTTTCTGACTGGTGCAGGCGGTAACATAAACGAAGTCGGTACATACAAACTCAACATTAGTCAAACAGTTTCCTCGACCACGATAACTGCTTACTATGAAAAACCATTGCAGATTAACTCTGCTTTTGTGCGTATTAACACTAATTCAAATGGTCAGCCTATCGTAAACGGGGGTTTAGATTACCCAGTTTCTGTTCTTGCTCTACAAGACTACGAAATGATTGGTCTAAAAACTCTGAATGGCCCATGGCCAAAAGCAATTTACTTTAATCCTGGCGCAGATACGGGTAACTTGTTTGTATGGCCAAACCCATCGCAGGGCGAAATGCACTTGTTTGCCAACACAATATTTAGTCGATACAACACTTTGTATGACCCGATTGTGTTGCCACAAGGCTACTCAATGGC